CCAATATGCTCAATAATCAAATATCTAGTTCCAGCGACTGGTGATAACCCTGAACCATTTGGACCTGCTGACAGAGGATCTACAACCGCATCAAATGTGCCCCAACTTTCCTGAGCCCTTGACGGTCCGGATATTGAATCATTAGTAGGATACGTATCTACATCCCAATTAGATGTCATCACAGTATCGTCACCTATTACAGGATTAAGAGTGATATAGCCTACAACTTCACTTCCGTCTTCTTGATAAAGATAAATCTTACTTAATCCAGCACGATATTTTCCGGGATACATGTCTAATAATACTGTCCAGCTTATGTACGAATCACTGCCTTCTTTACCAACTAGTCGTATACTATTTCCTGAAACTAACAAATCTAAATTTCCAACGTCGACTTTTACCGAGTTTAAGAGTAAATCAAACGATACTTGTCCAGTATTGTAATGTGTTCCTAAACCATCTATATATCCAGGATCAACATTCTCGGATGCATTAAAAATATTAGAAACTATATTAGTAACTATTCCTAACTTTTTAACTTTAGCAGGAGGAGTTAACCAAATAGGAGTTTTTAAAGTTATTGTTGCTATATCAATTGATATAGACGTTCCTTGAGGAACAGTTCTACTAGAAAATGAAACATTATCTAACTCAACAATAGTTAAACTAGTCCAATCTAAATAATTACTGCTAGATTGAATTTCTAAACTAGGATTAAAAAAAGTTAAAATTTGTTCTAACAATTGTAATTTTTGATCAGTACTCGTAGTCCAGATGTCAACTTTTACAGTTAATCCAAATGGTGTTGGCATCAATCTTTCTATAGTGTATTGACTACCTTGGGTACTAGTATATTGTCCATTTTCTACATCGCGTTCTCTAATATGCACTTTTCCAACAAAACTGTGATCACCTAGCCTATTTCTATCTAGTTCTAAACCTGTGATATACACCGCAATTCTAGGAGCACTTTGTAAAGTATTTTCACTATTCTGATTCACTACAGCAGCAGCTTGTCTATCTGGATCTCCGTACATTACAGGAACTCTTCTTAAAGTGCCGTCAGAATATTTTACAGTAAAATTACTTAATAATCTAATTATTTGTAACAAATAACGTCTTATCTGACCATCATAAAAATATTGCATATTAGAAATCTGCCTTTGGTTTTAATGCTTTGCTTAAACTTTGACGTTCTTCTACAACTTCATTATTAATGATAGTTGAATTAGTGTTATTAATAAAGCTTGTTCTCAATGTTGAACGTGAATCAGTATTAGTTAATGTATGTCTTACTGCATCTTCTTTTTTCACCCATGTAGCTCCATTGAATCTAAAAAGTCTATTAGGAAAGAAGTCAGTTCTTAAGAAAAAGTCTCCATCCTGTGCAGTGGTAGGAAATGCAATACCATGTCCAAATTCTACTCCATTATCAGGAATCCCGTCACCAAGTAAATATCCTGTATAACCGGATCTTTGAGGCCTTGCATGAATTGAACTCGCATCAGGGCTATTACTATTTTCTTGACTTACATTTACTTCAGTATTGTCTACAGTAGTCAATAAAGTTTTTCCTGTATTTTGATCAACAGCTAAAGTATAAAATTGTTGTGTCTCGTAACCACTTTTAGGAGTATTTGCTTCTGCTTGAGACAAAATTGCATCGTTAATTTGTAAATTTTTTGCATTAGTGCTAACAATATTTTCTATTGTATTTGCACTATAAACAGAAAAATAATTTGTGTCTGTAGGAAGATTTCCGGTAGTTTCTGAAGTTACTGTATAAAGCACACCTTCATATCTTACAATCTGACCTGGTAGATAGGTAGTAGCTAAATCAAAATCTCCAACAAAATTTGCATCTTGATCTGCTGGTCTGTTTAAAATATCTGCATATTGTTGGCTGTCAGATATTTTTTTTAATTTTAATCTATATAAATGTGGCCACCATGTTTGACTAAATCCTTCAGCTGCTCTACCAACATCTTCAATTACAAAATATCTTGGCATGGCAGTATCAAATTCATTTAATGCATATTCGTCTTTTAAATGTAAAAATTCAAAAACATCACCTGCTAACGGTTTACGTCCAACAGTGCTTACAAAGTTATTGATATGCACAGTCATATAAACCATATCATTATCTAAAAATAACCCAAATTGACTTAAATTAAAATCAATGTCTTGGACTTGATAATGTCCTCTTATTCTGTAGATATCTTCGCTGTATTTTCTATCACGATTTTCTAAAAATAATAGATCTTGGATGTTTGTTTCTTTTACTACATCATAATGAGGCTGGTCTGCTGTAGCATCTGCTTCATCAGTGTTTTTTGGACCTAGATATTTGTGCAGATATACGTCTGTTCCTCCTATTTGGAACATCTCAGAAATCTGACGATCTATAAATTTATAATCATTGCCCTTTTCGGGACGGAATAGTGATAAACGCGGCATAGTATAATATTTAGCGAATAAATACTACTGGAGATTGGTATGGCAGATAATCCTGAAGAAACTAAACAAAAAGTGTACGATTATTGTCGAACTATGCTAGGTGATGGCATGGTCGATGTTGAATTGGACCCTATACATTATCAAACTGCTTTAGAGCGAACTATGAGCAAATTTAGGCAAAGAAGTCCTAATAGTGTTGAAGAAAGTTACATGTTCTTAACACTAGAACAAGACAAAAATGACTATAAACTGCCAGAAGAAATAGTTAATGTTCAAAGTGTATACAGACGCACTCTCGGATCTAGAACCGGCGGTGGCACAGGCACAAACTTTGAGCCATTTAATTTAGCTTATACTAACACTTATTTGTTAAACAGCACTATGCTAGGCGGAATCGCTACTTATTATATGTTCGCCAGTTATCAAGAAATGGTAGGTAGAATTTTTGGTAGCTATATAGAATTTCAATGGATTCCTAGCACACATGTTTTAAGAATTTTACAGAGACCATTTACTGAAGGTGAAGTAATAATGTTAAGATGTCAAAATTACAGACCTGATTACATTATTATGGAAGATTACTTAGCTAAACAATGGATACGTGATTACACATTAGCCAATTGTAAATTAATACTAGGCGAAGCACGTAGTAAATTTGGTGCTATTGCTGGACCAGGAGGTTCGGGGCAATTAAATGGAACTGATTTAAAAGCCGCTGCCAAAGAAGAAATGGAAAAATTAGAAAAAGAATTAGAAACATTAGTAGCAGGCGGAACTGGCTATACATTTGTTATTGGTTAACATGAAAATTTACGAAATTATTTCAGAATCTAAATCTAAAAAATTATCTAAAAGTTCTAGAGAAGCAGCTCCACATGCAAAACAAATGGATATAGATCAGTATTATCAAATGTATCGATTTGGAATTGCAATGGCTGGAGAGCCGGAAAAATCTGCACCTAAAGACGGTCCTGCAAAAGATCAACCTACTGTTTGGATGTACACTAATGCTGACGAAGAAATTGTTAATAGGGCAGCTAAAAATCAAGGAATAACGGGCAAAACTATAGTTAAAAAAGGCCCTAGTTCCGAATTAAAAACTATCAATACTACAAGTCCAGTTGCTAGTTCAAAAAAGAACAAATACGGTGTCTAATCTGTTGACAGATTAAGAAAAATATAATAAATTATAGTGTTAGGAGACACTATGATTATCGGATTTGTAGGATTCATTGGTTCAGGCAAAGACACTGCTGCGGACTATCTTGTTAATTTTCACGGTTTTAGAAGAGATAGCTTTGCATCGACATTAAAAGATGCTGTAGCTTGTATATTTGGATGGGACAGAACTCTACTAGAGGGTCGAACTAACGAAAGTCGAGAATGGCGTGAGCAAGTTGATCCCTGGTGGTCACAACGATTAAACAAAGAAATTACACCACGCTGGATTTTACAACATTGGGGCACAGAAGTTTGTCGTAATGGATTTCATAATGATATCTGGATCGCTAGTTTAGAAAACAAAATTCGTAAAACTAATGATAATGTAGTAATTACAGATGTACGTTTTCCTAACGAAATTTCCGCTATTAAAAATGCCGGAGGAAAAGTGTTTCGAATTAAAAGAGGCGATGATCCTGCATGGTATGAAGATGCGTTGGCACATAATCAAGGACCTACTAATATGCGCTGGGCATTAAGCAAAATGAACTTGAATCGAGATAATGTTCATGCTAGTGAATATAGTTGGGTTGGAAACACTGGTATTATAGCAGAAATTGACAACAATGGAACTATCGACGAGCTGTTCTTGCAACTTAAAAATCAGGTTGAAGATCACCTTGTTTCCACGTAATACCTTCTTTATGTAACACTCTTTGACAATTAGCACATACTGTTTTTAAGTTATTGTGTTTAGTGTTATTTAAATTACCGTCTATATGGAATACATTAAATTGTTCTGAGTGTCTACCTTTAAAACTACATTTATCACATACTAATTTTTTTCTGTACCCACTTTGATACCACTTAGGTATTCCGCTAGCTATTTCTCCTGTTTTTAAACAGACTTCGCATTTTTTTCTATAATAAGTTTTATTGTTTTTAATATAGTTTATAGCAGCAGGTCTATATCCACATAAACATAAAGGTCTGGTCATATTTTTATTTATATCTCACCTTTTCCACCCCTTTTCTTGGGTTGTTAACAGCATAATTTTTGATTTTTACAATAAATAATATTGAAACAAACTCCAAGGAGATTCAGATGGCATTAACATCACCAGGCGTACAAGTCAGCGTTATTGACGAATCGTTTTACACACCAGCAGAACCAGGCACCGTTCCTTTAATCGTTGTGGCCACTGCTGAAAATAAATCAAATGGTGCAGGAACAGGAACTGCTCCAGGAACATTACAGGCAAATGCTGGCACAGTATATCTAATGACAAGTCAAAAAGACTTAGTAGATACATTTGGTGATCCGGTATTCAAAACAGATGCTAATAACAATCCTGTACATGCAGGCGAACAAAATGAATATGGTTTGCAAGCAGCGTATAGTTTATTAGGCGTAAGCAATCGTGCTTATGTTGTTCGTGCAGATTTAGACTTAGATGCATTAACTGCAACCGCAGATGAGCCGACTGCCTCTGCTGCAAACGGCACACATTGGTTAAATTTAGCTTCAACAAAATTCGGTATTTTTGAATGGAATGGAGCAGCCGCAACTGTTACAGGCGGGCAAAAGTTTACAAACAAGATTCCAAGTATTATTAACACT